GCGCTTATCAAGAACAAGACTGGGACAAAGTAACAAAAGCCCAAGAAATTCTTGACAAGATTACTGTTGAAGAAAGTAAGTTAGCCAATAACAGAATGCAAATTGAAAGAGAGCCTGTATATCAACAAGATCTAAATCAACAAGCATTTCAACAACAAGTTCAAACTCCAGCTCCGCAAGCAGACCCTGCGGCAGAGAGTTGGGCAGAAAAAAACGAGTGGTTTGGCCAAGACGAAATAATGACTTTAGCCGCTTTTAACATTCATCAAAAATTAATTGAAGAAGAAGGATTTGATCCTTCCGATACAATGTACTATGATGAGATAGATAAACGTATTAGAACAGAGTTTCCACATAAGTTTAGCGATGGTGGACAAGCTAAGAGTCAAGCAAAAATGCAACAAACAGTTGCACCTGCTGGAAGATCAAGCAGTTCTGGTAAAAAACGAGGAGTCAGACTAACCAAAAGTGAAGTCGAAATGGCTCGTCGTTTAAATGTACCAGTTCAAGAATACGCAAAGCATATTAAAAGGTAATCAATATGACTGAAGATAAAAAAACAAATAACAGAGCTCCGCGCTCTGCTGAAACCCGAGCTAAAGATACTGCTCGCAAACCCTGGCGTCCCCCATCTATGTTGGAGACACCACCATCACCTGAAGGTTATACTTACAGGTGGATAAGAGCCGAAGTTGTCGGTCAAGAGGATAAAAAGAATGTAATGTCTAGATTGCGCGAAGGTTTCGACCTAGTGCGAATCGAAGAGATTGGAGACTTTGAACTTCCCTCGATTGATGATGGAAAGCACGCTGGTGTTGTATCCGTGGGTGGTTTGCTTTTGGCTAAGATTCCAAATGAAACGCGCGAAGAAAGAAACGCCTACTTTGCTGACCGTGCGAAATCGCAACAAGATGCGATTGATAATGATTTGATGAAGGAATCTGATCCAAGTTCTCCGATGTTAAAACCTCAGAGAACCTCAAGCGTAACTTTTGGCGGTGGTAAAAGAAGTTAATTTTTTTCTCACTAAACGTAATTTTTAATTAAAGGTAAATAAAATGGCAAATAAAGATGCTTCATTTGGTATGAGACCTGTCAAAATGATGGGTGGCTCACCTTGGACTGGTGGTACTAGTCGCTATAGAATTGCTGCAAATTACGGAACAGCTATTTATACAGGAGACATGGTAATGCAAGTTACTGGTGGTACTGTAGAAATACACGCTGACGGCGGAACTGTTCCTATTGTGGGAGTTTTTATGGGATGTCAGTACACCGATCCTACTTCGGGCGAGCAAGTATTTAGCGCATATTATCCAGCAAGCACAAATGCTTCGGATATTATCGCTTTTATAGTGGACGATCCTAATGTTGTATTTGAAATCCAAGCTGATGACACTTTCCCAATAGCTGATCTATTCGGAAATTTTGATATTGTTTATACAAACAGTTCAAGCACTCAGTCAGGACTTTCAGGTGCGGAATTAGACGTCACAACGGGTGCTACAACAGCTGGGTTACCGCTTAAAGCAATTGATATATCAGAAGATCCTGATAATTCAGATATTGCTTCGGCGAACACAAATGTTTTAGTTGTTATTCAAAATCACATCTGCGGTCAAAAAGGCGCAGGTCTAGCATAATAGGAGTAAATCATGGCTATAAATAGAGCTCAATTAGCGAAAGAATTAGAACCAGGATTGAATGCCCTTTTTGGGATGGAATATGCTCGTTATGATTCTGAACACGAAGAAATTTATGAAACTGAGTCTTCCGACAGAGCGTTTGAAGAAGAAGTAATGATCGTTGGCTTTGGGAATGCCCAAACAAAACAAGAAGGAGCTGGGGTATCGTTTGATAGCGCTACTGAAGGTTATACTTCTCGTTACAGCCACGAAACTGTTGCTTTAGCTTTTGCACTTACAGAAGAAGCAGTTGAAGATAATCTTTACGATAGACTTGGTTCAAGGTATACAAAAGCCTTGGCTAGATCTATGGCGAATACCAAACAGGTCAAAGCTGCGGCAACATTGAACAATGCGTTCGATAGTAGCTTTACTGGTGGAGATGGGCAACCTCTCGTTTCTAACGCTCACCCTCTCGGTGGCGGTGGAACTTCCAGTAACAGACCTTCAACTTATGCCGACTTGAATGAGACTTCATTAGAAGATGCTCTTATTAATGTTTCAACTTTAGTTGATGACAGAAATTTGACAATTGCTCTTCAAGCGCAAAAGTTAATTATTCCACCAGCATTACAATTCGTTGCTGACAGACTATTGCAAAGCAATGGCCGTCCAGGTTCGTCTGACAATGACGTAAATGCTGTTAAGAATATGGGTATGATTCCTCAAGGATATGTTGTTAACCATTATCTAACTGATACAGATGCTTGGTTCTTAAAAACAGACTGTCCTGATGGATTTAAACACTTCCAAAGAAGTCCAATGACTACAGCCTTAGAAGGCGATTTCGATACTGGTAACATGCGTTACAAAGCTAGAGAAAGATACTCATTTGGATTTTCTAACTGGAGAGCTGTTTACGCTTCTGAAGGTATATAATCCAAATTTTTTTGGTAAAGGGAGCTTCGGCTCCCTTTTTTTGTTTAAAAATAAAATCTACAAAAAGCTACCTTTAGCGTGATTCTTGATGTAGAATTTGAGTAAACCGAGGTATATATATGAATACTGGTTTACACATGAGTATTAGCCTGGCTAACTCACCCTGTACTGGACGTTGTTCAACGTCTATGGCCCCCTTTGACGAAAGGTGTCAAGGCTGCGGGCGAAATATAGAAGAAATAAGAGATTGGGAAATGTACCCAGAGTTTAATAAAAAACTAATTAATGTAAAAAACTGGTTAGATGGTTATAATATTAGACAGAAAAATGAATCAACAATGACAGCAAAAGACATTCAAAAAATAAAAGATATAGATGGCAGAATGACAACTGTTATTGCTTTGGTTGAAATGATTGGTAAAGATATGATGGATGAGTTTGGTAAAGATCCCTTAATTAAAGAATCTTATCAAGCTTTATTTAGATGCAGAGAAGAAATTTTAAAATCTAAAGAAAATTTTCCTCAAGACGTTTAATTCTTTCATTTATCAATACATTCATATACAATCAAATGACTAGGATTGTTAACTTATCTATCGACTGACCTAGCAGACAAGCCAAGACGATAGATTTTTTTCCGTAGGAGGAAATTATGGCAAATTCAACTTTTAATGGACCAGTCAGGTCCGAAAATGGTTTTGAGCAAATTACTGTAACAGCAGGAACGGGCGCAGAAACAACAAACTTTGATATTGACGCAAGCGGTAACGTAAGTGGTACAGGTACTATGAAAATGACTGGTGCTACTAACTTTGTAAAAGACTATGAATCTATTACAACGGCTACAAAAACTTTAACAGCAGCAGATTCTGGTACTGTTTATGGTTTCAACAAAGCCGATGGGATTGTAGTTACTTTACCAACTCCAGCAGCAGGCGTTCATTACACTTTTCTTGTAGAAACAACTTTTACAAGCGCAGGACAAATTAAAACTGCTACTACTGATGGAACAGACGGTTTCTTAGGGACTGCTTTTGTTTTTGATACAGGAGAAATTGGTGAAACAGATAACTTTCATCCAGCGGCTTCAAACGATGTTATTGATTTAGGTCAAGTAGAACAAGGATGGCTAACAGGCGGATTCATTAGACTTACAGGAGTCAATACAACAACATGGTTTGTTGAAGCATTCCTAATGGGAGATGGAACTTTAGCTACTCCATTTACTGACAGTTAAGGAGTAATATATGGCTGATGTAGTCACATCTCAAACAATTCAAGATGGCGAAAAAGTCGCCATCTTGAAATTTACTAACGTTTCTGACGGTTCAGGTGAAAGTGCGGTAAAAAAAGTTGATGTATCAGCTTTAAACGCTAATAACTTGGGTGAAGCTTGTACTAGAGTTTCAGTTGCTCGAATTTATTGGGCTACAAGAGGAATGGCAGTTAACCTTGAGTTTGATGCTTCAACTAATGTTTTGTTAACAGGCTTGCCTGCTGACTCTACAGGAGATGAGTATTATGACTTATTTGGTGGCATTCCTAATAACGCTGGTAGTGGTATTACTGGAGATATTGATCTAACAACCGTTGGACATTCTAGTGGTGACACTTATTCAATAATATTGGTTTTAAATAAAACCTATTAATGAATGGCTCGCAAAGCGGCAAAGCCAATTCGCAGAACTACCAAGGGTAAAAAAGCTAACTATAGGCCTACAAAAAAAGGCGCAGGGATGACTGCGAAAGGTGTAAGAGCCTATCGTAAGGCTAATCCTGGATCTAAACTTAAAACAGCCGTAACAGGTAAAGTAAAAAGAGGTAGCAAAGCAGCAAAAAGGCGTAAATCATATTGCGCTAGATCTCTTGGTCAACTAAAACGAAGTTCAGCTAAAACTAGAAACGATCCTAATTCAAGAATACGTCAAGCAAGACGAAGGTGGAAATGTTAAATGAGTTTATACGAAAATATTAATAAAAGAAAAAAAGCAGGAACCAGTCGTTCTAAAAAGAAATCTACTATAAGTCCAAAAGCCTACGCAAACATGAAAGCAGGATTTCCAAAAAAGAAAGACGGAGGAGAGGTAAGAAAAATTGCAAGAGGTTGTGGTAAGGTAATGTCTAATAGAAGAAAAAAAACTAAATATTCGTAATGGCTAAAGGTTCAAAACACTATTTAAGAGATGGTACAGTCTGGAAAAAATCGTATCATAAAATGCCTAATGGAAAATTGCATACTAATAAAACTCATACTAAAACAAGTAAACCTATTTTTCATTATGGAGATCTTAATAAAAGTGCAAAGAAAAAAGCCATATTACAAAGAGGTAAATAAATGACAACATCTAGTAGTACAGATTTTGAACCAAACGTAGCTGAGTTTGTGGAGGAGGCATTTGAAAGATGCGGCCTAGAGCTTAGAACTGGTTATGACCTAAAAACAGCTAGAAGATCAATCAATTTAATGTTAGCTGAGTGGGCTAATCGCGGTTTAAACCAATGGACAATAGAACAAGCAACGCAAACCGTTACAGAAGGAACAAGCAGCTATTCTTTAAATTCTAATGTAATTGATATATTAGATATGGTTGTTAGGCGTACTGTTAACTTAACCGAAACAGATATTTCTATGAATCGTTTAAGCAGAAGTCAATATATTAATATTCCAAACAAAACAACCAAAGCAAGACCCTCTCAATTCTTTTTTGATAAATTATCAACCCCAGCTATAAAAGTATGGCCAGCCCCAGAAAATTCTACAGACGTATTGGTTTTTAATAAAATTGTAAGAATGGATGATGCGGATAAAGCAACGAATACAATGGATATGCCATTTAGATTTTATCCATGTTTTGCTGCTGGATTGGCTTATTACATTTCTATGAAAAGAGCCCCAGATAGATCTGCTTTATTAAAACAATCATATGAAGAAGAGTTTCAACGAGCCATGTCTCAAGATGAAGACAGAGCATCTTTTAGGATTCGTCCTTATTTAAGAGGTTAGAATGGCTTACGCAAGCGCTAAATTTGCAATCGCTCTTTGCGATAGGTGTGGTTTTCAATATAAATTACTAGACCTTAAAAAAGAGTGGAATGGTTTTAAAACTTGTCCAGAATGTTTTGAATCTAAACACCCGCAATTAAACCCGCATACTGCACCTTCAGATCCTCAAGCTTTATATGATCCAAGGCCAAACAACGATAAAGAATTAGGCGAAGGATTTGTAGTAGTGGTGGATAATAATTTTATGAATCCAGCAAATGTTGGATCAAATTTTACAGTAACTGAAATGACAGCAAGTGTTGGAGCAGTTACAATAACAGTATGACTTTAACTGAGCTAAAAACCCTTATACAAAATTATGTTGAAAATGACGAAACAACTTTTGTTGCTACGTTAAACGATATGATTGAAATTGCTGAAGAAAGATTATTTGAGTTAATTCAATTTGATTTTTTTAGAAAAAATGTAACAGGTAATTTAACAACTGGAAATACTTATTTAACAGCTCCGTCTGATTTTAAAATGAGTTTTTCTTTAGCTATTATTGATAGCAGTAATGATTATCATTATTTAGATAAAAAACATTCTAGTTTTATGCGTGAATATTCTAATGATGCTTCAACAAGCTCAGAAAGAGGAAGGCCTTTATATTATGCAGATTTTGACAAAGAGCTTTCTACAGCCTCTAGCAATGGATCTACTTTAATTGTTTCTCCAGTTCCAGATGTTGATTATTCGGTTGAGCTACATTATTTATATAAACCATCAAGTTTAACCTCTTCAACAACAGGCACTTGGATGTCTCAAAATGCAAAAAATGCTTTGCTTTACGGCAGTTTAATTGAGGCCTATACATTTATGAAGGGCGAGCCAGAGCTAATTACTTTATACGAAACTAGATTTAATCAAGAAGTGGCTAGGTTAAAAAATTTAGCAGAAGCAAGAGGCAGAAAAGACGAATACAGATATGATTCTTTAAGAAGTCAAATTAGTTAAATTTAAAATGGAGAAGGTATGGAGCCAATTAAAGAGCTTGAAAGCAAGACTGTTGCTATAGTTGGTCTTGGAAATAGTTGGTTTGATTATAATCTAGCAAAATCACATGGCACTCACTTTGATGAAGTTTGGGCTATTAACTCAGTAGCATCTGTTATATTTCACGATAGAGTTTTTATGATGGACCCCGCTAGTCGTTTTTATGATACTGAGAACGCAGGAAATCAAACAAGTGGAATGCTCGATGTTTTAGAAAATGGCAATAAACCTATCTACACTTGCGAGTTAGATGAGCGTTGCGATAACTTAGTAGAATATCCAATTAATGAAGTTTTGGCTTCTTTAAATTGCCACTATCTAAACAATACGGTTGCTTATGCAGTAGCTTTTGCTGTTTGGAATAATGTAGGCCAAATAAATATGTATGGCGTAGATTTTAGCTACAAAGGAAATTTACACTTTGCAGAGTCTGGAAGAGCGTGTGTAGAGTATTGGTTAGCCAAAGCAAGCAGTTCAGGTATACAAATTGGTATTGCAGGATCTAGTGGATTATTAGATACCAACGTTTCTGATAATGAAAAATTATATGGTTATCATCGTTTAGATGACCCAATGATTGTAGTTCAAGAAAAAAATAAATTAATTGCAAAAAAATCTAGCGAAAGAATTGTAAACGAACATCAACTTGAGCCAACTTTAATTGGCAGAAATGACGAACATTTAAGGGAGCCTAAAAAATGGTAGATAAGTTAACGCCTGGTGGATTGCCAGAGCTTGGAGTAGTAGAAATAGCAACAACAAATTTTGGAGGCCATCCCCCTGAGTTTTGGGCTAAACAATTAACTGAAAAAATAGTTGGCTGTTCTGATGAAAATGAACAACATATAAAAGACCAAGCTAGAGCTTACAAAGATTTAATTTATAAAGTTTGTTTGATATATATTCAAAATGCTATAAAATCTTATAAAGCATCTTTGATTCAAGAATTAACTCAAGGAGATGCTGAAGACTTAGCAAAAATAATCAAAGGTATTTGAAATGGCAATTACATCAACATTAACAACCAGCTTTAAAAAAGAATTATTAGAAGCTGTCCACAACTTTAAAAACTCTGGTGGGGACACTTTTAAACTAGCTCTTTATACTAGCTCGGCAACAATTGGTGCTGCAACAACAGCATTTGTTACTACTGGACAAGCAACTGGAACCAACTACACTTCTGGCGGGGCAACTTTAACAAGAGTAGATCCAACCTCATCAGGAACAACAGGTTTTACTGATTTTGCAGATTTAACATTTGGAACCGCTACAGTTACTGCTAGAGGTTGTATGATTTACAACTCTAGCGATAGCAACAAATCCGTTGCTTGTATTGACTTTGGCGGCGATAAAACTTCAACAGCAGGTGACTTTACTATTGTATTTCCAGCGGCAGCGGCTTCTACAGCGATTATAAGAATCGCCTAGCCTTAAATGGCTAATATTAACGGTTGGGGTCGAGGCACGTGGGGCCAACTCACGTGGGGCGAGCCACTTCCACTCACTCTTACAGCTCCAGGAGCAGGAACATCTGCTTTAGGTACAGTTTCGGTTGATGCAGAAGCAAATGTAACACCAGCATCTCAAGTAGGAACAACAGGAGCTCCGACTGCTGGCGTTAATGGTAAGGCTATAGCAGTAGTTCCAACTTTGCTTGGAAGTGTAGGGGCTGTATCAGTAAATGTAGATGGTGAGGCTAATGTAACGCCTACAGGCCAAGCTGGCACATCTGCACTTGGAACTGCAACAATCGTTTCAAACAACAATTTATCTGTTACACTAAATGCTGCAACTGGATCTTTGGGAACAGTTACCACAGATGCAGCAGCAAACGTTTATCCAATCGGACAAAGCGCTACAGGATCAGTAGGAACGGTTTTGATATGGTCACGTATTGATGAAAGCCAAACTCCAAACTATACTACTATAACAGACACTCAAACTCCCAATTGGGAAGAAGTTGCGTAAAAACAAGAGGTAAATAATGGCAAGCACATATGTAAATGATCTCAGATTAAATGAGATGGCCACAGGAGATGGTTCAGGTACTTGGGGTACAACAACCAATACAAATTTAGAATTAATCGGTGAAGCTTTAGGTTACGGGACAGAAGGTATAACTACCAACGCTGATACTCATACTTCAACTATTGCAGATGGAGCGACTGATCCAGTTAGGGCCATGTATGTTAAATATACAGGTACTTTGGATTCAGCTTGCACCATTACCATAGCCCCCAATACTGTAAACAGAATGCACTTTATAGAAAATGGAACAAGTGGATCTCAAAACATTATTATTTCTCAAGGTTCTGGAGCTAATGTAACAATACCTCCAGGCGATACAAAAGCAGTTTATTTAGACGGAGCAGGTTCTGGAGCAGCTGTTGTTGACGCTTTTGCCAGTCTTAATGTTGTAGATTTAAAAGTACAAGATGATCTTACAGTTACAGACGATCTTATCGTTAATGGTGATATAGACCTAGAAGGTGCTATTGATGTTAATGGTACATCTAATTTAGATGTAGTAGACATTGATGGTGCTGTAGATATGGCTTCAACTTTAACTGTAGCTGGTGTTGTAGATATTACAGACACTACAGATTCTAGTGATGCTACAGGAGATACTGGAGCTTTGCGTACAGAAGGTGGTGCAAGTATAGCTAAGAAACTATATGTAGGCACTGATCTTGATGTTGATGGAACAGCTAATCTTGATGTTGTAGATGTAGATGGTGCAGTTGACATGGCATCTACACTTACAGTTGCAGGAGTAGTTGACATCACTGATACCACAGACTCAAGTGATGCAACTGGTGATACAGGTGCTTTAAGAACTGAAGGTGGAGCAAGTATTGCTAAAAAATTATATGTTGGTACAGATTTAGATGTAGATGGTACTGCTAACTTAGATGTTACAGATATTGATAGCACTTTAAATGTTGCAGGTGTTGTAACAGCTCAAGTATCAGCAAACATATCTCAAGTAGCAATAACATCAAGTTCTAATGCTACAGCTTGGGATGCAGCAGCAGCCGCCAACGCCTATTATGTTACAAGCGAAAATACAACCATATCGGCTCCAAGTAATGCAGTAGAAGGAGCTATCATTAGTATTGAGATTGCTCAAGGTGGGACAGCTAGGACAGTTGCTTGGAATACAGTATTCGAGTTTGCAGCAAGTACAGCTCCTACTGTCACTGCCACAGCAAGTAAAACAGATATATTTGCATTTAGATACAATGGCTCTGTATGGCAAGAAATAGGCAGAAGCCAAAATATGGCTCAAACCTAACATGGAAACCCTACAGAGAACAGCTAATCGTGGAAGTATATCTACTGCTGCTTATGAGATTGATAACTCTGTCAAACTTGAGCCTGATAATAGTGAATCTTTTAATAAAACTTTTGGTAGTGCTGGAAATAGAAAAACTTGGTCTTATAGTTGTTGGATTAAAAAAACAGAATTATTCTCTTCAAATGGTGGAGCTTTAATAAGTGCTTATCCTGATGTAAACAACAGATTAAAAATAGCTTTTAGTCAGCATAAAATACAGGTTTTTGGAAAGGTAAGTGGAAGTACAACAGTCAATGTAAGAACAAATAGATTGTATAGAGATACTTCAGCCTTCTATCATATTTTAGTTGTGTTTGACACAACACAAGGAACTGCTGCCAATAGGGTTAAAATTTATACAAATGGAGTTTTAGAGGATAGCTTTGACCAAACGACATACCCAAGCGAAAACAATGATGAGGAAGTAGGTAATAGTTCAGCACATTATATTGGTCAAAGGGGAGATGGTTCTTCAGATTTTTATGCAGGATATATCACCGAAATAAATTATGTAAATGGTCAAGCATTAGCACCTACAGACTTTGGTGAGTTTGATAGTGATACTGGTATTTGGATTCCTAAAAAATATACAGGTTCTTATGGTACTAATGGTTTCTACTTAGACTTCGCAGATGCTTCAGACTTAGGTGATGATGAGAGTGGTAATGGTAACGACTTTACAGAAACCAACATAGCAGCAGCCGACCAGTCAACCGATACACCGACCAATAATTTTTGCACACTTAACCCTCTTGTAAATTTTAAATATACAACGAATGGAATTACTGAAGGTGCTACAACATTTGGAGATAATACAGGTGGTGGTGTTGGTGGTGCTTTTGGAACTTTTGCAGTAACAGCAGGTAAATGGTATTGGGAAGTTAAACTAACCCAACAAAGCTCACATTATATAGGTGTAAGTGCTGTTGATGATGGTGATAATGTTTTAGCTTCAAGCGACCCACATCAAATTAATTCTACTTTTAATTTTAATATAGCAGCAGCAAGAATTGAATATATTAATGGGGGTAGTGTTACCGCAGGTTCTCTTGATGCCTTTACAGATTTTCATAGTGTAGGAGATATTATAGGTATAGCATTAAATATGGATGATAACCAAATTAGCATTTATGGTAATGGCACACTACAAAGTGGTGTTGCCAATACTTCTTTATTTGACGCAGCTAATAAAATGGTCGTACCTTTTCATGGAACTATTAACGATGAATGTCAATATAACTTTGGTGGTTACTCAGCATGGACACCATCAAGTGCAGTAAATGATGAGAACGGCTATGGTACTTTTGAGTATTCACCGCCAAGTGGCTATTATTCATTGTG